CTGTCAACTTAATTTTTTAAGAAGGGAGGAATTTTGTCACTATGGCTGAATATACGGGCTTTGGTTTGGAAGTTAAGACGAGACTGATTAAATCTCCCGTAAAAACACAAGCGCAACTTGCCAAGCAAGTATCAGAACGCACCGGTCTTTATGTAGACGACGCATATATTTCAAAGATCCTTACCGGGCAGCGAAACGCCCCGAAGATCGTCCGAGCTATCCGAGAAATTCTGGATCTGCCGGAGCAGGGACAGGATACCACAACCGGAAAGTAATAAACAGGACTATTGGAAAGGAGAACATCATGGACGACATCAAGAACTACAACCCCGCAGAAGCGGAAACCCTGGACAGCCGCGAAGTGGCTGAGATGGTAGGCAAACAGCATAAGCATCTTCTTCGAGACATCAATGGGTATATCGAAAACATGAAACAGGGCACTGAGCCCAAAGTTGGGCTGAGTGCGGCTGAGCTCAAAATTGAGCCGAGCGAATTTTTCATCCCCAGTACTTATACCGATAGCACCGGTCGGGAACTCCCTTGCTTCCTCGTTACCAAGAAGGGGTGTGAGTTCATCGCCAACAAGCTCACCGGTGAGAAGGGGACGAAGTTCACTGCCCTGTATGTAACCCGCTTCAATATCATGGAGGAGCGCGAGAAGGTCGCTATCGGCGGAAAGACCGCAAAGAGCGGTAAGACCCCGGAGGAGCTGGCCGCCGCCGACAAACGGGCCACGGCGATGCTGCTCAACGCCAAGAACCGGGCGGCGAGTTTCCTTCAAAAGCTCTACGACCGGGCGGGCACCAAGCCAGAGTATCAGGCAATGGCTCTCAGCGATTTCTATTCCGAGGATGGGATTCACCTCCCCCGCATGGCATTCCAGGACATGAAGCATACCTACGACAAGAGCGCTATTGCCGAAAAGCTGGGCGTCTACTCCAAGGCATCCGGCGGCAAGGTGCCCCATGCCCAGGCCATTGGTGCGATTATCTCCACGCTGGATATCTCAGAGGACGAGCGCGAACGGCTTCCCTACTGCAACAACGGGCACGACGGCGTAGATTACCAGTATACCGAGAGCGTGGTTGAGAAGGTGCGGACGTGGATTGAGGCACACGGCAGGCCCAGCACGATCACGGTCAACGGGAAGAACTACGCGGTGGTTTACAGGGAGAGGTCATGAATCGGAATGAATAAAGAGGCGATTGATTTCAAGGTGTATGAATACCTCGGACGTGCGGGCATTGCAAGTGTCCAGGGTAACAGAGGAGAGTTGAGAAGGGATATGCTGTCCCTATTAGTTCTATACCGGCTCCGCTCCAGAGATGCCAGCCAAGAGCTTGCAGAGAAGTGGGCTGCTATCCGCGCATTGGATAGGAGCATGAAGAAAGCGGAGTCCGCCGGTATATCGTTCCCTCTTGGTACACAGCGCCTATCAAAGTTACGGGAGGATTACCGTGTAGCGGAGAGCAGATTTGCGGAGATAGGTCAGTGTATTGCGATTGCTCTGGATTTGTGGCAAAGTGCTGGGGCTACCCTGGATGACCTGTGTAATCTCTGCAATTGTGACCCCGTTCAAGTGAAGGAGAATCTCCACCCAACGGAGAAACTGTTTTCCGAGATGGTTTTTGTCCACAATCTGGATTATAAAGACCCTCGCAACGTTGGCTGGATTGAGGACGAGGTAGACGCCCCGCTGACGCACGCCGTCAAGGCCCATTGGATTGACCTGGTGCGCCACACCGAGTCAGGCAGAAAAGCCGCTCATGAAGCGTTTAAGGCGGTGTTCCCCGAGATAGCAGAAAACGCTCTAACCGTTGTCACTGATGCAGATGGCATCCAGCATTTGATTGATAAGGACGGAGTAGACGTCGGGACGGTCGACGAATAAGGATAGGAGGACACTATGGAAAAAATCGCGTACAACGTCCAGGAGGCCGCCGCTGCGCTCGGCCTGTGCGCAGACGCCGTATATGACTTAGCGCACCGGCCGGACTTCCCGGCGGTACGGGTCGGGAATCGGATTTTGATCCCCTGTGAGAGCCTGGCCCGGTGGCTGGAGGCCCAGGAAGGGAAGCAGCTATGAAGCGGGCCGTCCTGGAGCGCCTGGCCGCTGTGCTCGTCCTGGCGGCCTGTATCTGCGCCGAGTGTATTCCCCTGCTGCTGGCGCTGGTGGCTGCGGCGGCCCTGTGCGTGGGGCTCGCAAATTCACAAGCGCTTGTGAATTTGCGCAAAAAAGAGAGGCCGCCGGTGCTGCGAACACCGAACGGCCCAAAGAAAAAAGTTGATCCGCCCTTATTGTAGAGGGCTCAAAGGAGATTGTCAAGTATGAGCAGCTACATAATCCCGGGCCGCATCCGGCCAAAGCCTATCCGGCCCGGCTTGACCAACCTGGAAGACATTGAGGCCATCATTGCCGAAGTCCCTTGTGCCATTCTCCCGGTCGTTGGTGACTGTTTGGAGGGCGTGGACGTAGTAGGTGGCGGATGGGTGGCGGTAGATTTCACCCGGCGGCCTGCGCCCCCCAGGTATAGGAGCAAGGGCGGCGACGGAAGCTCCGATCTCTGCCTCTGCTATGCCACGTTCCCCGGAGCGCCTGGCCCTATGGTCATGTATAAGGAGTATCAGGGCGTATGGGGTCCCTGGCAGATGGTGGGCACTCGATATAAGTCAATGTGGGAAGGCGGCAAGCTGCGCCTGAACTGCGGCATGGTGGCAAAGCGTATCTTCGGCGTAATTGTGGCCTCCTACGACCAGGATGGGCGGCTTCTGTGGCAGAGGAACCCCGAGGAGTTTCCCGAGGAGCTGGGCACAGCGCCAACCATTCATGGTGATGTAGAGCCGTACCAGGGGGTGAGAGCATGATTACATTTCCAACCACGGTGGAGACTTTTGTCGCCTGCAATGGGGAAACGGTCGCTGACCTTGATGCTACCACGATAGAGCTCCTTGACTACTGTGTCAGTATCTTCAATGGCGCGTTCTACGCTGGGACCAAAGGGGAAGCACCTGTTAATATCATAAAAGATGCTGCAGAAGACTATGCCCAAACGGGGATGCAACAGGACTTTGAGAATCCGAAAATTAAATGCTTTTATGCCAGTTTGCAACGTATGTGCGATGAGGCATGGAAGCAAGGGGCCGCAAAAGCGGAAAGAAAGGGGGTGCAAGCATGAACCGCCCTTTGAATAAGGAACAGGTCAAGGGCCTGTTTGAGCAGGAGGCCGTACTGATGGGCACAGAGGATCAAGTTCCATACTTCCGGGTGGCGGCGCTGTTTGGGGAAGACGCCGTAGAGCACGCCCGCAGGATGGGTACCAGCAGGCCCGGATTCTTCTTCAATGGGTACGGTGTTGGAGACTACACGATGGAGGCCCTCACCCTGCGTGGATTTCAAGCCGCCGCCAGTTTCTACAATGTTCAACTGCTAAGAAAGGAAATGCCGGCATTAGATGAGGGATAATCTGGCCTATGAAATCAAACGCCTATTGCCTGCGGTGGCTGTTTTTTCGGCGTATGGTCTTCCCCCGAATCGGAGCGGCTTTGTTCAGTGCCCCTTTCACCAGGGAGATCGGCACGCCAGCCTGAAGGTCTATTCCGGGAATAAGGCTGGTTGGCACTGCTTTGGATGCGGCGCCGGGGGCAGCGTTATTGATTTTGCAATGCGTTACTTCGGCATAAGTTTTCGAGAAGCGTGTCTTCGGCTGAACGAGGACTTCCATCTCGGGCTCTCTGATAATAAGCCGAGCCGGGCGGAGATTTCTGCCCGGCTCCAGGCAAGAGAGAAGGAAGATGCAAAAAAGGAGGCGGACTCGGCTGTGTACTACCAGGTAGTAGAGGAGCACCGCCGTCTGCTGGCATTAAAGAAGGCACTGGCCCCCAATCGGGACGCTGCTGACTACATTCATCCGCTCTATGCAGAGGCGGTGAAACGGCTTCCGTATCTGGAGTGGTGGCTGGAAGAAAACATTGAAATGGGAAGGTAAAACAAATGGGAGACTGGACTTACGAAGCTAAAGATTTTTTGACGCCAGCTCCTTACGAGGCACTGTATCAATTCCATGGCCAGCCGTTCGTCCACGAGACAAAGCTGCAGGAATTGTCTGTGTACGCGGCCAGTCAGGGGTTCCGCGGGTTCAAGTCAATGTATAAGAAGTACATCGAGAGCTTAAAAGCCCAGGCGGGGACGGTATACGTGGATAATGTCACGAACTTTACCGGGCAACCCCTGGAGCTTAACGCGGGAGACTGGGACGCCACTGACCTGGGCGTATACCGCCGCAATGGGTTTGCGGACGAGCTGGCATGCCCCCACCCCATCATGCCAGTGGAGCGCCTGATTAACATTGACACCGGCGAAGAAAAGCTGAAGCTGGCCTTTCGGAAGGGGACGCTATGGCGCAGGCTTATCATCAGCAAGACGATACTGGCCAACGCCAATAAGGTCACAGAGCTGGCCGGCAGCGGGATTGCAGTTACCAGCCAAAGCGCCCGGGCATTTGTCCAGTACATATCGGATTTGGAAAATCTGAACTACGACACCATACCGGAGCGCAAGTGCATCGGCCGGCTGGGCTATATCCAGGACGAAGGCTTCTCCCCCTTTGTAGAAGGGCTGATCTTTGATGGCGATGCCAACTTTAAGGCGTTGTTCTCTACTGTAAGGCCGCACGGAGAGGAACAAAAATGGGTTGATGTGGCGCGGGAGGTGCGCGGCATGTCTACCACCGCCAGAATCATTCTGGCAGCATCCTTCGCGTCGGTTCTGCTGGAGCCGCTTAACTGCCTCCCGTTTTTCGTTCATCTGTGGGGAGTGGATTCCGGCACCGGCAAGACAGTGGCCCTCATGGTGGCCGCCAGCGTATGGGGAGATCCGGCGGTGGGCAGCTACGTCAAGACCTTCGACGGTACAGTGGTGGGGCTGGAGAAGACGGCCGCATTTCTTAATAACCTGCCCCTGTGCCTGGATGAATTGCAGTTGGCGAAGGACGCAAAGGGGCGAACCCATTTTGATGTCTATAAGCTGGCGCAGGGCGTTGGGCGTACCAGGGGCAACCGGGCCGGCGGCGTGGATCTGACACCCACATGGCGGAACTGTATTCTGACGACCGGAGAATCCCCCTTGACCGGAGTAACCAGCGGGGCCGGCGCGGTGAACCGTGTCATCGACATTGAGTGTAAGGCATCCAGCGTTGTGGTCCGGGATGGCATGAGGATATCCGGCATCGTCAAGCGCAACTACGGATTTGCCGGACGCCGCTTTGTAGATGAACTGTATAAGTATGGGATCATCCCCCAAGTGGAGGAGCGATATAAGGACCTGTTCAAGCTCCTATCCGACCGGGATACAACTGAAAAGCAAGCTATGGCAGCGGCGGCGATCATCTGTGCGGATGAACTGGCCTGTGCCTGGGTTCTCGGCGGTACAGAGCGGCCTTTGACAGTGGACCAGATATCGGAGTTCCTGGCCTCCAAAGCCACTGTAAGCGCCGGAGACAGAGGCTACAAGTATCTTTGCGACTGGGTGACGCAGAACAGCAACAAGCTCTGCACCAAATCTGAAAACCCCAATCAGGAGGTTTTGGGCGCATTGGAAGACGGGCGCGCCTATATCATACGGTCTGTATTCGAGCGTATTCTACAGGATGCCGGATACTCCACGGCCGCTATGATATCGTATCTGAAACAAAACAGTCTGATTGTCACGAGAGGGAGGAACAACACCCGGGGCAAACGCATTAACGGTATTCCGACGGAGTGCTTCTGCTTGATTTTGCCTCCCGTGGACCTGGATGGAGAAGACGACCCGGACGAGCTTCCCCTGTGAGGGACACACGGGACAGCAAAGGCCGCATGTCCCACGCCATCAACCCGCTGCGGCTGTAAGGCTGAACCAGTCTCTGGAATAGGCGTGGGACTGTGGGACAAAAAACACAGTCCTATATAGAGAGAATTATATACATTCAGAATTTACCAGTAAAATGAAGCCGCGAAAAAACGCGATTTGATGTCCCACAGTCCCACGGTTTCAGAAAGACGCTGTCGCCCTAGTGTTTGGCCGCAGAGCGTTTTGTCCCACGCTGTCCCCCGGTCCCACGGCAGCGGGTTCCTAAAAATTCGCGCAGGAGGTTCCTCATGGGTAAGGGCAATACATTGAACGAGAATAGTTCACTTCGAGAACTGCTGAACCAGCTTGTCAATAGTGAACACTGGGTAAAAGAAATTGTCGCCGCCTATCTCGGCGTAAAGCCGGAGCAGGTGGTCATCACAGTGAAGGAGGCGGACAGGTAATGACAGTCAAAGAAGCAGCGAAAGCTATCACCGGAGTAGAAAAATTTTATATTGCGTGGGATGGAGCCATGCAGAACTTTATTCCTGACGATGAAATTATGCTTAAAGCATATGGCGGATTTGTTGTCAAAACGATCGATTTCGTAATTGAACCAGGTTCAAA